TCAAAGCCGACAAAGAATTTGTCGAAGTCCTTAAATCCTGGACCAAATAATGCAATGTTTGGAAATGAATTTCCCATGGTGTTTCTCCTATTAAGCGAGTTTTATTAAAAATATACTACCCCAAATGGGCATAGTATTTGCTGGTTACTGGTTCCAGCGACAGCTTAACGTACTGACAGCTTTACCGACGATTCGTACTTAGCGGTCCTAAGGTGAATACTTTACGCTGCTGGAGTTTCAGCAGGTGCAGCAGCTGCAGCAATTGCTTCAGCTTGTGGGTCACCTTGGTTTTTAATTTTAACAACCAATGCGGCAACTTCCTCGAAAGGATGCTTACCCAATACTGCAAGAATCATGTTTACTTCATTAATTTCAAGTTCAAGTTTAATCATTTTGATTTTTTTCCTATGTTATATTTCGGTACTAGTTCCCATTGATCCTTCTCTTTGAAGGACACAACTTTAATTTGCGAAAGAGACGCTTTCTGATCCGCTTGAGAATTATTTAGGATCTTTAACAGATCCCAATCCTGAAGTAAACCAGCTATCGCATTTCTACGCTCAATATCACCTGCAGTGATATTCGATTCCTTACCGTCCAAAGCAAATAATTCTTTGAAGTGAACGATAAAATACCTACCTTGCTTATGCAAAATATGGCAGGATTGGTACAATTTGTTTTCTTTCCTAGAAGCAATCCCAATGCGAGTCAAAGTTTCACGAACCTTTAGAAAGTTGTCAGGCTCAGGTAAAACCACTTCAAGCATGGACTCTGGCGTCCAGTCGTAATAAATCATTTCAACAGTCATGATTTTCCACCTTTATATAGTTTTTCTTTTATCATAATCAAGTTCTCATCGGATAGCACTTTTAATGCTTCATTCGCTTTTTCACTTGAATACCCATAATACTCTTTAACGAGTTCTAGAGATTCAGTTGAAGCATCCTTTTTGGACCACTTACTAAACCTCTTCTTCCTCGAAATAATATTTAGGAAAAAGAAAAACTGCATATCTTTATCCAAACTCGGATGTTGGTTCATCTGGTTTGCATAAAAGATAGTATCGGGAAAATACGATAACCCTCTATTTATAAGAAAAGGTTTATAATCTTTACCTGCTTGCGCATCCTCTTCAAATAAATTTTTCTTGGTTGAATTTATTGCATTTAAAAAATCAAATGGGGACATATTCTTTCACAATCCATCGCGATGCGGCATCTTGTGCTTTTTCAATTGTGTGAAAGGTCTCATACTGAGTATTAGCGGTTTCTTCATCATAGAATGCAACAGAGAAATCTTTTGTGATCAATGATTCAATAGTTGCTGTTCTAGTTTCGTTCTCATAAAAATCTTGCATATTAAAATCCCATTTCTTTTAAGTTTGATGTATCTGCCATAAATTTTTTATTAGGGAATCGTTCAGCTAATACCTTTTCAACTTCTTCCCTAGTTGAACCCTGACCCATAAAATCATTGTTCTCTTTATTATATATGTAGTATACACCCTTTACTTGTTCAATGAAAATCCTAATAATATTTTCAGAATATTTTTCCGTAACAGCAGAATCTATTTTTTCCATGAAGTTATCTACAATACGCTTTGAGTGTCTCTCTCTAGCATACCATCCATAAACTGCACCCATTACCCAAATAATAACCCACCACAAGTAGTCATATAAATCCATATTACCCTCACTTAAATTTGCAATTAGCCATAACTTCGGTCATTGCTGCCATAATATTTAGTTCGTGATCGGCTACAAATGCTGCTTTGTATTGGTAATCTGCTAGGATCAAAACTAACTGAGGAATACTTTCGGCAACCATAAAGGTTACTGATGAATCATAGAGTTCTCGGAACAATGCAACTGTGTCTGAATCAGAATTTTTACCAACCCACTTACGAACATTAGTAAAGTCTTTATCCTTCATTAACTTAATCAAGTCTTTGAAAGATTCCTGACTCATATTAACTAAGATACCAGAATCAATTTTACCTGATACACTATAACGCTGAAGTTCATTTAGAACCCTACGATAATCTGGAAAATGTTTTGTGATAAGTTCAGCAACTACTTTCTGGTCGAAGTCTACATTCTCTTGTTTGAGAATTTGAGATGCTCGTTTGAAGAAAGTTCCAAGAAGAACCTGTTTATCTTTAGTATCAATTTTAAAATCAATGCATGCACAACGAGAATGAATCGCTTCTAAGATACGATTCTTAAAGTTACAGGTAAAGATGAATCTACAATTAGCAGAAAACTCTTCAATGAAACTACGTAAGGCTGGCTGAGTAGAGTTGGCTTGAAGATAATCTGCCTCATCGATAATAATAATCTTGGGAGCATCAGTCAACGATACAGTTGACGCAAACCCCTTAATCTTAGTTCGGAGAGTATCAATACCTGATTCCTCTGAGCCGTTGATCATAATAAAGTCCGCACCAATCTCATTACATAGTGCTTTTGCTACGGTAGTTTTACCTACACCAGCTGTCCCTGAAAGAAGGAAGTGGGGTAGTTCACCTTGGGAAATATACTGCTTGAAAGTGGTCTTCAAAGATTCAGGAAGAACACAATCATCAATCTTCTGTGGGCGATACTTCTCTACCCACAGAAACTGGTCATCACGAAAATCAATCATATAAACTCCATAATATTAGTAGCTGGTTTATACTCACCAAACTGTTCACCAAATAATTCAATTTCTTCATAAATTAAATCAATATGCGCATGAGTCTTTTTGTTATCATCCATCTTTTGGAAACTTGATTGTTTTTGTAAGACTAATTCTTTTACACAAGAAACAAATTCTGGTTTATAAACAAAAAGAACATGAACAGGATATCCGCTATTATCACCATCGAACAAAGAAAACAAAAACGAATCAGCAGTTAAAAGTTTATCTAATGATTTAGAAAGATCAAATTGATAACGACTGTTCCTTATGTTATAATCGTTTGTAGTTTTTCTCTTAGTGGTCTTAGTAGATTTCTGTTCTATATGAACAAGACTTAGTTCAGGACAAATCCCATCAGCCCCATACCTACCTCCCAATTTTTTAATCGTTGGGTAGTAGGATTTAAGATAATCAAATGTTAAAACTTCACGCCAAACATAATTATCAAAGGGATTATACTGATATTGTTTCTTAAATGCATCAATTGAATTTAAGATATTTTTTAAGTCTAAAATCTCATCAGACATTAAAATTCGAATGTAGAATCTGCCTCAACTGCAACATAATAAACTAAATCACCAGCACCTTTGAAGCGAGAGATCTTCTTGCTGGATACACTAACAGCATAGTCACCTGGAATCATTTTTAGGTTTTCTACTTTTAGATTAACTTTAAATTTCTTTTCACTTGCGCCAACAGTAGCATTATATGAGTTACCAGTGGCATTCTTTTTGTCACCAACAACTACACTCATAGTTGAACCATCACCAACGATTGATACATCGGATGAACGTAGTACTGAAGCAGTGCGTTGAATCATACTGAGCATAGTTGCGCTCATATTAAATTCAATTTCTGGATCAGGGAAGGTAATTGCTTTCTGAGGAGCAGTCAACACGCTTGCGTCTGCAGCAAAATACTTAATGCTACTTCCACCCTGTTCAATGGTAACCCACTTATCGCTGAAGGTCAATTCTGGATCTTCAAACAAAGACATTGCGCCCAAGAACTCATTAAGGTCATAGATACCAAAGTCTGGGAATGTTTCAGTAACAACTGCGTCAGCCATTACGTTCTTCTGAGCCGAGATAGTGGCCAATTTGTTGCCAGACTTCAAAAGCAAATTGCTGTTAATACCAGCAAAGTTCTTAATCAATCCTACTGTTTCTTTAGATAATTTCATTTAGATTTCCTTTTTCAATTAACATAATAATATGTATAATACATTATACTTCAAAATGATCTATTTGTCAAATTTATTTTTCTCGACAGAATAGTATACATCATGTTCATACAAGAACATTAAGCAGCACATTGCATGCGCCAAATGGTTCTTACCAGTTTCGGGATCGTTTTGTTCACCCTCTTTCCATGCCCAAAGATGTCTTTGCATTGCGTCAAAGTATCTGCGTTTTGAGTCAGGAACATTCTTCCAATTATCTGGCTCATATTTCTCTGCGCCAAATGTTAGGATTTCCACAGTTGCTTTCAATGCAAGTGGAGGTAGTAAACCATATTGTAGTTTACCACCATCAAATTTTCTACCACCAGTAGTGGCGTTCTGCGATTTCTCGATAGCATCTTTAATCGCTTTTTGTCTTTCTGTTGCCATCAATCCTCCGATGTTTCGCTATGGTTCTTCATACAGGAAATGCATTTCCAAACTATCGCAACAATAATAAGCAGAGTAAAACCTAAAATAAACTCAATCATACATTTCTCCAAATGAAGTGACAAATGGATACTCCGAAGAATATCCATTTATAACTCACTTAATTATACTGTACGAGTAAATACAGATGAGCCTTTAATTGCAGCAGCAAGAGCAACCATAGCACGAGTTGGCTTACCAATACGATACTTAACCACTTCTGCGCCATTAACAACAGCAGGGTTTGCATATACGCAGTAACCTTGCTCACGCAAGTTACGGATTGAGGAAGCTGGGTGAGCAATACCAAAAGATGCTTTGATTTGCTTAGCAGTAAATGCTTTACCAGCGGAGAGGTGCTTCAACAGCGTTTGTTGTTTAGACATAATAAGAGAAAACTCCATAATTAACGAACCATCATAAAATAAAAAAGGTCAGAGGGGAGATGGCAGTGACCCCTCTGACTCAAACACGTGA